ACGTCTTCTTCCGTTGGCATCTGGCGCATGGGCTACTCCTCGACCGCGGGGTCACCTTGCATTTCCACCTCGACTTCACCATCGCCCCCCTTGACCTTCAGGGTCTTAGTGACGCAGGCGTTCGTGACGAGGTAGGTGACTCCGCTGTCGCACTCGAAGCGCAGCGTGCCCGCTACGACTTTGCCGAGGTCGGTGAGCGTGACGTCCGCGATGTGTGCAAGCACGAACTCGCAGGCGGACGGCATGACCTTCTCTTTGTAACCGTAGACCGAGTGGCCGGTGACCATCTCGCGCTCGTATCCTCCCAAGTCGAGGGAGGCGCCCTCGAGTGAGCGGTGGAGGGTCCCGTTGACGTACACCTTGACGATGCCTGTGACTTTGGCCATGACGCCGCTCTCCCTACAGCAAGAATTGGATCTGTCCCGCGAAGACGCGGAACTGGTTCATGAGATCGGGCGCAATCAGAACATCGAGGCGATTCACATCGCTCGCGTTGCGCTCCACGATGATGTCCTTCTTGAACTGGTCGAAACCCTCGACGAGACCGGCGTTCTCCCATTCGCGGAAGAGCGCGAGGATCTCACTCTTCGCGATCGAGGGTGTGACCACTGCCTGACCGGCGCTGAAGTTGGTGCCATCTCCTGCCAACTTGTGCCGGGGAAAGCGCAGGGCGATCCGTGCGCGTAGGCTGTAGCGGAGGTACGCGAGCGTTCGCATGGTGGTGATGTCGAGATAGCTCACGTCGAGCACGCTCAACGCGTTGGTCTGGTACGTCGTGATCAGGCGCTCAACGTAGCAGTTGCCATCTTGGCCCACCGTGTAGGTCGACACGCCGTCGGTGAGCAGGGTCTGACGCTCAGTGCGGGTGAAGATCGCGGTCTTCGCCGGTGGCAGAACGCCTGGGAGCAGCAGGGTCTGGCGGGGCCTGGCGGGGTCAGGCTCGCCACAGTCGACGGCGGCGGCAACGGCAGCCCAGATCCAGGGGGACGTTGGTGACTGACCACCTCCCATCAAGGTGGTGAACCTGTTATTGCGAGCGTTGCCGAGCGCGGTCAGTGCCGACTGGTTGCCCACTGCACCGATAAATAGGTGGCCCTCGAGCTGCTCCATCGGACCCCAACGGGTGAGCAGCTCTGCCTCGATCTTATCGACGTTGGTGTCATCAGCGAAGAGGCTCACCCAGGTGTTGAACCACATGTCCCCGACCGCGGTGATCGCGGTGGCTACGTCGGGATCGGTGGCGCCCGCAACTGCCGTACCGATGGCAACGATCGTGCAGCCCACGCCAGCCGGCAAAGCCTCGCCCTGGTTGTAGTTGAGGCGCATGTCAATGTAGTTACCGAGCGTGCCCTTGTGCAGGCAGGTCACATCGACCTGCTCGCTGGTGACGCCATTGACTGCTGCCGATACTGGAATGTTGCTCTTGAGCGCGTAGGCGGTGATCGCCGCGGCGGTGGCAGTCGCTACGTCGTCGGCGGAGTCACCCGAGGACACTGCGATGGTGATGCGGTGACCACCAATGTAGAGGTACACAGTGCCATCGGCTGTCGCTGGTCCGGTGAAGGTCGCAGTGCCCTGCGCCTCTGTGCCGCCTCCGTCGTCCTCCAGAGGGACAGCCCACACCTCGTTGTAGGGGTTGGCCGCCTTGTAGGCCTCGATGGCACCAGCGAGGAATGAGCCGTGGCCGAAATAGTCCTCGGCCTTGGCTGCGCTGGGTACCTGGATCGGCGTCGATGCGGTTGCGGTGCCAGCGGCAAGTTTCTGACCAATGAAGACCGTCTTGTTGGGCATCACAGAGAGGCCTTGCACCGCTCGACTATTGTCGAATTCGATGTACTGGCCCGGTGTGCGGATGTCCGCAGCGATTTGGTTGAAAGAGATCGTCATTTCTCGTCACCTTTCTTCGGGCGCTTCGACTCGGCTAGCTCGACCGGGGGGGGAGGGGACTTCCGTGATGGCTCTCGGATCCGCTGCTCCTCCGTCACCTCCAGACAATCTCTGAAGAGGACTCGGCGCTGCCAATAGCTGTTGTTGGGCTTCCACTCGCCCCGCTCATCTAGGAGCTTGAGGGATACGGGATCGCGCACCATGCCGCCCGGCACGGGCTTGACGAAGATTCTCTGCAACGGCTTGTCCACGGTGCTCTCCTATGTGGCGACGGCGACCAGATTTAGCTTGGTCGCGGTCACGTTGACGGTATCGTCGGCCTTGACCCAGGCTTCGACGTAGTCGTTCTCGCCAAGTGCAACGGTGGTGCTCACCTTCAGGGACTCGGCACCGCCGGCAAGCGTGCACTCCTCCTCGATCTCACACTCCTCAATGGCGACGCCATTCTTGGCGACGGTCAACGTCACCTTGGCGTCGGCCGAGACTGTGAGCGAAGCTGCAAGCTGGACGAGGAAGTCCTTCGAGACCGTTCCGGTGTGACGAAGGCGGTTGCTGACCGGCATGTCCATGCCGCTGTAATTGAGCAGCGTCGTGGTGCCGGCGACCTTCTGGTAGGTATCGGCCGCAGCAATCGAAGTCGCTGCGGGCGTGCTGACGTAGGCGTTTCCGTAGGCGCTCATGAGGGTCCCCTGCAACCAGATGGCAAGCTCGTCCTCGTTCACACCATCCCTGGGCGCGAGGTCGGTTTGAGTGTGGACCTGGTTGAGATCGTCAAGGGTGGTGGGGTCGAAGATGGCCAGGTCGGCCTGCTGGGTCCACGTCACTGCCCAGAGGGCAACGCCAGCGCGGTCGAGCTCACCGCTGTAGAGGTTGCCAAGCGCCATTCGCTCGGGAGCTTTGGCGTGCTCATAGTCCCACTTGTTCTCCGCCACGAGTCCGGCCAACGCCTCGGCGAGCACGAGGGCGGCCTCATCACGCTTGGTGGCCGAGGTGCCGCCGGTGACGACGAACGCCACGATTTGGACTGCACCAACCGCCTGCACGCCTTGGCGGGTGAACGGTCCGCCAAGCATGGTGATGAGGCACGCTGGCGACTGCACTGCGATGCGCTTGAGCTCCTCGACATTGAATTTCCCGCCATGCGCCTGCACGGCGCGGAAGGTCGAGATGTTCGAGGCGATGCTCGACACCACTGCGGCTCTGAGGGCGGTGAGGCTCATATTCCCATGACCTCCCGGAGCCACGTCGTGACGGCCTCTTCGACCTCGTCCGCATTGTCATCAGACAGGCCGAGGTAGGGGCGCTCGGGAATGTCTTCAGTGCCTAACTGGTGAGCCGTCGAGTAGAGGACGTTGCTCCCAATCTGCACCGCGTCATGGCTTGGTTTGTGAGTGATGGAGCCGATGAGGTCACCCTCAAGCTCCAAGATGCCGCCGCTGGAATGCTTCTCCTTCCAGGCGGCGTATCTTTCGCTCAGCGGCTCCCAGGGCTGACCTTCGGGATCGGTCTTCTCCTCGGAAAGCCTCCGGCGCGTCTGCGTCTCGACGACCGCGCCGATGTTGTCGAGCAGGTCCCGCGTGTCAAAGTGCGACAGCCTATCGAGCACCCGGCGCGCGTTGACGACACCACGCGTGGTGATCTCTATCTTGACCCCGTTCACAGCAGGTCCGCCATCTTGGTGCGCGAGAACACACGGTCCTCACTGGTGGACGTCAACTCAGCTTCGTCCTGCACCACCACCTCGGCTTCCTCGACGCCGAGGGTGACGATGCCTTTCGAGAGCTTCTCGAGCCATCTGACTCCGTTGTTGTAACGAGTCTCCTTGTCCTCCGTCATGGAGTGGTGACCGACGCTCATGTGGTACATGGCGAGGTCACAGCAGACGCGCGTGAGCACGCCGGGGGTGGCAGCCAGTGGTAGGTCGTAGCGGACGGCTAGGTAGGAATCGATCTCTTCTTCGGCGGCTGCGATGCCGGCGGTGATGACTCCGGTATCAGCGGATCCATCACCATCCCTGTCGGCTGCAATCAGGAGCTGCTCGGTCCCGAAATAGGCCTCCAGGTCAGATTGGGTCGCATACGCCACCGGTCAACCTCACTGCTCATCGTCGATTTCGACCTCAAGCTCAATCTCCTCGACGCTGATGTAGCGCTCCTTCACAGTCTCGATTTCTCGGAGCTGCGACTCGTCGAGTTGCTCGATCGGAATCTCGAGGGCGGAGCCAGTCTTCACCTGACGACCGGCAACCCAAAACCCACCCGGTCGCTTCGAGAAGAGGCGGAAGGCGGGCACGAGCTTGGTGGGCTTCGGCGGCGCGTTGATGGCGGTGAGCTCATCGTGCAACGCCGAGAGGTGCTTGATGATGGCGTCAGCCTCCTGCTCACTGCGTCCCTGCTCCAGCAGCCAACCACGCTCCGGCACATCGGGGAGAGGCGGAATCTCAGCCGCCTCGGGAATCTCTGGTTCGGCGGGCGATGGCTCGACAACCGGTCGCTCCTCGAGTGACGACGGCTCGTCGTTCTGCGCCTGCTCTTCGTCAAAGGGTGACGGGTCCGAGGGGG